TTAAAGAAGTTGAAAGCACTTATTCTGATGCTAATCTTGTTAGTCATTGGAAAATGAATGGCAATGCTCTAGATAGTCAAGAAGCTAATAATGGTACTGTATATGGGGCAAGTATAGTTCCGGGACACGAAGGATTAGGATATTCTTTTGATGGGGTTAATGATTACGTTAGTATTACAAATTTACCTTCTATTAATTTAACAGGTCAAATTTCTGTTTCATATTGGATGAAGGAAAATAATATTATTGCTGGAACAAGATATGTATTACACAAAGCACCTTCCGGTCAAGGTGGTTATAGTTTTTTCACTTATTCAAATTATCCTTATTTTAATGTTTTTAATTCATCAGGAAGTCCTTGTCAGGCTACTAGGTCAATAGCATTCGGAACTAATATATGGCGACATTTTGTAGGTGTTTATGATGGAACTCAGACTTTACTTTATCAAGATGGTGTTGAGATAGACACAACAGATTGTGGTGCTGATTTTGTTTTTGCAGGTAATGATTATAATTTAGTTATTAGTTCTTATTATACTGGTGGTGCTGGTTTTTTCAACGGCACTATTGATGATATAAGGATTTACAATGTTTCTTTATCACCTGCTGAAGTAAGAAGGTTATATAATGAATCAATCACTACTCATTCAAAGAAAGTTTACGGAAGTGGTGAAGCAATATGATTGATAAAGATAACTTAACTGCAAGAATAGAAGAGTGTATTTTGTCAGGTGGTAATAAAGGCAGTTCAAGACTTCCTAGAAAACCAGAAATTTTTTATTGCAGATTAATGTTTCCGGCAAGACAGAACCTTTGCAAATATGGTAGTGAGCCTAAAGTTGAAGATATAAGTTATGGTGACCATACTAAAATGGCTACTGTTTTTTACTGTAAATTAAAAAATGTCATTTTTCAGGAAGAGTGATATTGTGAAAAAACACAAGCTTGAAGCGCTAGTAAAAGGATGTGAAGGAAAAAATAGTATATTAGTTAGAGTAACAGGTGAAAGATATTGTATGTTGTTAAGACCTGAGTCAAATGAAAAGTCAAAATGTAAATATGCTAAAAAATCTGTAATTAGAGATATTGGAATAGGTCATGAAAATTACGTTAATATATATTTGTGTGATTACAAAAAAAAAGATGATTTTGATGAAAATGATTGGAGAATAAGTTGAATATGATTAAAGATATACAAACAGTTGACTTAGAAAAGTTAATAAAAAATTGTAAAGGAGAAAATTCCCTTGTAGTTGATGGTAAAAAATATTGTATGTTATTGAAACCAGAATTTGTTGGTGTCCCAACTTGTCCTTATGCAGAAAAAGAGTCTGTGAGAGAATTATTTGAATTACAAAACCCCAAATATAGTGTTGTATTTTTGTGTGGATATCAAAATGAAAAAGGTGAGAAAAATGGTGGATGAAAATTTAAAAGATGAGTTAATTTTGATAAGAAATAAAGTTAATGGTTTATTAGAAAAACTTGCTGACTGGACAACAAAATTTGTGAATAATTTACCTGACAATTCGTTTGCAGTGCTTGCTCCAGGTGGAAAGAAAGATGATGAAGGAAAAACTGTTCCAAGAACATTAAGATTTTTACCTCATCATGGTATGAATGTTAAATCAGGAAATGAAGATGATACAGTTGATATTCCCCATTTAAGAAATGCTTTGGCAAGAGTTAGTCAAATTTCTTACAAAGCAGGAATATCAAAAGCAGAAGCACACTTAGAAAAACATGCTAAAGCTTTAGAAATTGGAGGAAGAAAAAAAATGGCAGAAGAGTATAAATGTAGTTGTATAAAATGTGGTTATGAACAAACTTATAGTGACCATTGTAATTTACAAACTTGTCCAAAATGTGGTGGACAAATGAGAAGAATAGAAAGACCTGGACCAGGACAACCAACACAACAAGAAAATATGGAGTTAAAAGCTTTGATGGAAAAAGCTGATATTAAGGAAGAAACAATTAAAAAATATTTTGAAAAGTGAGGTGTATCAAATGGAATCATTAGTTGAAAAAAAGTTAAATGTAATTAAGTTAATAGTAGATGAAACATTACATCAATTAACTGATGTTATTCCAGATGAAATTAACAAAGATATATCTAGACTTCCAAAAGAAGTTAAATCCAATATAAAAGATATTATTACATTTGCAAAAGAATATGGTTGTCCTGAGTGTAATAGTAAAAACATTAGATTAGTCGGATTTATGGAAGATGGTAAACAAGTGATGTTTGGTTGTGTTGATTGTCAATATAAATGGATTGTTGAAGATTTAAGGGAAGAAGGAGAAAAGACTTTATATAAATTCAGTAAAGTAGAATTTTTTAAAAAGGTTTGGGATAAAGTTTACCCTGATTTAATTAAATCAGAAAGTAAATTTTATAATAGATTAAAAAATACTTTTAAAAATATAAAAGAAGAATATTTATCATTGCAACCTAAAAAATATGCAAATAAAGATATAGGTAGTAATGAATTAAAAGTTGTTATAGAAGAAGAAATGGATGAAAATGCTAAACAAGGTCAAGATAGTATTTTTAAAGAATTAAAAAGACCAATTCCAAAAACAATTAATCCTTTTGCTATTGAATTTATTAAATCCTATAGTTTAGAGTTATCAAGAAGTGTTTCAAAAAATATTAAAAATAATATTAAGAAACAAATTGAAGAAGGTATGAAAGTAGGTGAAGGCGTTAGAAAAATAAAAAATAGAATAAATAATGTTTTTGATAAAGGAGTTGAAATTAATGTTCCCGAAAAAATTCTTAATGGAAAGGTAGTTAGAAAAGCATATACAAAATTAATGAGTGTTGAGACAAGAGCAAGGATAATTGCTCAAACAGAAACTATGAGAGCTTTTAATCGTGGTAGATTTGATTCATTAAAAAGTATTGATGAAGTAACTGGTTGGAAATATGAAGCTTCCGCAGATGAAAGGACATGTAAAATTTGTCAAGATTTAGATGGTCGAGAATTTAAGAAAGATGATGAAACATATTTACCTCCTTCACCCCACGCAAGTTGCAGATGTACATTTTCAATGATACTTGGAAAGAAGAAACAATCTAAACCGAAATTTGTAATGCATAAACATAATAATAAATTAAAGTTTTCTTTAGATAAGAAAGCATTAGATTCAAAAAGTAAAATTGATAAAGGATGGGTAGAGTTTGGTGTAAAAAATGAATACTTTTTACATGGTAAAAAATATAATGGAAGATGGATAATGAAAAAAGGAATTTTAAAGAAAGCAAAATCTAGTTTACCATTTGTTTTTTCACAAAAAGCAAAAGATAAAGATTTTGTTCCAAAGAAAAGTTTTTCTGCCTTACCTAAAAGTTGGAGAGTAAAAATTCCAAAGGAATTAAGATGGTGGGAAAAATCATTAATAGGTATGAAAGCAAGATTAATGATTAATGAAATTAAAGAAAAATTTATTGAAAAGAGAATTTCAGATGAAGATATGAATATAGCTATTTATGGGAAATCTATTCAAGAAGAAATTAAAGATATGTTGAATAAAATTATTCCTTTAAAAACAGAAAATAAAATTAAGAAATTTTTAGGAACTTATAAATTAAGAACACATTCATTACCTATTAATGCTTTAAAATTACAAAAATTAGAAGGTTGGTCAGGAAAAAAGATGCCTTTTAAGATGCCTTTAAAAGTTGAAGGTATTGCTCTTACATCAGGAGCTTGGAGAGGGAGTAATGGAGAATGGATTTATTATCCTGATGAAGTTGTTAAAAAAGCTGCTCCTTTATTGACAGGTGTTCAATTTAGATTAAATCATCAAGATGATAATGCTGATAAAGTTGTTGGTTGGGTAACGAAAAGTAAATATGGTAAGTATAAGAAAAAAAGTGCTATATTTTATGATGGATTAATTTTTGATTATAAATATGCTAAAGATATTTATAATAAAAAAATTCGTAAAACATCTGTTGGTATTTATACAAAAGAAGAAATTGATAAAGATAAAGGTTTAGTTGCTGAAGATATTAGTGAGTTTGATGAATTAAGTATTTTATCGGAAAATAATCCTGCATGTCGAGATGCAACAGTTATTGCATCGTAATTTTCAAAGTCCAAAATATTCATCAAGTTTGATTCTAACAAATTTTGATAAATTCAAACATTGCTTATCGATTTGTTCTTTTTGATTTTCTCTTATAGTAACAGTTGTTGGTATCATAAATGATTAATATATTATATATTTATAAATATTTATATTATTTAATATATATTTTTGGTAATATAAAACAAAATATTTATAAAGACTAAAATTATTATATAAGTATTAGGTAATTTTATTTAGGGAAGGACCCACTGAAACCTAACCTTGAATATAAATTTCTATTATTTTATTAGTTATATAACTATGAGGTGATTTTAAATGGCAGAAGATGAAGAAGTAAAAAAAGTTGAAGATAAGGAAGGCAAAAAAGAAATTCCTGCTGAAGAAAAAAGTAAGCAAGAAGAAGACGTTCCTGAAGAATCAAGTAAGGAAGAAGAAGATATTGATGTTGAAGAAGAATCTAAAGAAGAAAGTGAAGATGAAGAAGAAGAATCTGATAAATTAGCATCTGAATTGAAACAAGCTTTAGAAAATGCAAAGAATGGTGATATGAAAAGTGTTACATCAATTTTAGCTAATGTTATTAAAAATGTTTCGAAATTTTCAATTCCAAATCCAGAGGATGCGAAAACTTTAAAACAAGCACAAGAGCTTCTTGAAAAAGCAGCAACAGATTTAGAAGAGAGAAATAATGAAATTAGTGAATTGAAAACGGAAGTTAGTAAACTTAAAAAATATGAAGATACAATTAAAAAGTTATCCGCAGCAAAACAAGATAAAGCAGTTGACAAATTAGTTAACAGAAAATTAAGTTTAGGGTTGATTAAGAATGACGATGTTACTAAACAAAAAGAAATGTTAAGAAAATTAAGTGTTAGTACAGTTAACGTTATGGTAGATGAACTTGATAATGTTAAATCATCTGTTAGAAAAGAAACATTAAAAGGTAGTGAAATATCTGAGAAAGAAGATGTAAAAAATAACAAGTTAAGACAGATGATGATTAACGCAGGAATTGAAGAAAAGAGTGTTGATGAATATTTTAAAAATAAAGAATGAGGTGAAAGTAAATGGCAACTGAAGGTATTGGAAGTAAGGGTGGGAACATTAGTATAATTAGTGTTCAATCCATCTCAACAACTGCGGCTATTGCGGAAGGTAAAATTATTGAATTAGATAGTAGTGGTGATGCCCAAGCATGCGCAACAGATGCAAGTATAAAAGTTATTGGTATTTGTGTAAGTGGAAAACCTGCGACGACTGCCGCAGAACAAAGATATGTTAGTGTTCAGACAAATGGAGTAGCAACGCTTTATGGATGGGATGATTCAACATCTGGACATCAGACAGCAATTGTTCCTGGGGAAAGAGTTATGATTGGAACGGATAGTGATAGTAGTTATACAGGACAAGTTGTTGTTCATGCAACTGCTGCTGCTGCGACTACATCAGATTTTAACACGGACGATAGAAAACCTATTGGAATTGCATTAGAAGCTGTATCCACTGCTGGAACACGATATGCAATTAAAGTATTATTAACTTTATAAAAATAAACAAAGGTGATAAAAAATGGGTGCATATACAAAAGAACAATTGAGCCTAGTATCAACAAGTACACTTCCAAGTGAAGTGTCTGAAGTGTTACGAGCTGCTGCAATTGAGCGATTAAAATATGTGTCAAAGTTAAGAAGATTTGGATTTGTCGATACAAGTCCAGATGAAGGTGCACAATCTTACATCTATAATGTATTGGATGAAATGAGTAGTGCAAAAGAAGTTGCTGAAGGTGCGGAACCTGATTACGAAGATGCAGATGCTACTAAAGGGAGTAAACCTTTTATGAAAATTATGAAAGCGTTTAAAATTTCCTGGGAAGCAGATGCTTTGAAACAAATTAATCTTCGTGCAGGTCAAACAAGACAAGCTGTTGATTGGGTATTTGAGTATGAAGATGGACAAATTGTAACAAGATTAGAAACAGATACTGGAAATACAACTGCAGCTTCGAATGCTTGGTCGACATCATCTGCAGACCCAGTGGCAAATGTTCGTGCTGCTTTAAGGTTAAGTAGATTAGACGGTTATAAACCAGATACTATGTTATTAGACCCCACTGCATATGAAGATTTAATGAGTATCGCAGCGTCGAATACCTGGTATAGTGTAACTGAGATGTCTATTCAGAAAGCAGCTGGAGAAACAATTCCATTTATGGGATTAAAGATTGAAGAGAATAGTAATTGTACAGACTCTGTAGCAACAATTTTTAAAGCAGGTACAACTGGTGCTTTTATGACTGCTGAAGCTAAAAAGTTAAGCATGAATATCTTTGATGATAATGATGCTCAAACTACAAAGGTTCAAGTTTATGAAAGGGTTGTACCAGCTGCTGTTGTGAGAGTTAATGCGGTTGCAACAATTACAAGCATTTAAATTTTTTTATTTTTTTTTTAATTTATTAAAAGAGAAAGAAAAAAATAAATAAAGCCAAGAGAGGTCTTAAAAATGGTAGAAGAAGAAATAAATTTTGTTGCTGAAAATAAGAAAGAGGATAATTCTAAAGTTCTTATAAAAAAAGAAAAAGAAGAAAAAGAAGGACCAAGAGTTCTTTCAAGAATTCATTTAATTGACAATGATTATGAAATTAAAGAAAATGAAATTAAAAGACTTCCTTCTAATTGGAAAGAAAGAAAAGGATTAAAATTTTATGTTGATGCAGGGAGATTTGAATTTCTGGAAAAACAAGATGTTGTAGAAAAGAAAGTTAAAAAAGAAGGAGAAGAAAAAGTTTATGCAACATTAGACGAAAAAGATGTAATTAATTTTCTTAGTCAGAATAGTAAAACTGTACTTAAACGATTAAATATTAATGATTTACCTTTAACTGATTTAGAAAATTTATTGGATAGTGAAAAATTTGGTAAAAGGAGAACAATAATAACAAAAGAATTAAAATTATTAATTAAAAGAATTAAAAGATGAGGTTACTATAAATGGCTTATGATGGTTATAGTGACGCTACGGATATTCGTGATAGGAGTGGGGTATCTACTTCTGAAATAGATTCTACTCAATTAACTAATATTCAAGGTATAGTTGATGTAGAAATTGATGATATTTGTGAAAATGCATATTATTATGTTGAAACATTTAGAAATCAAGGTGATGAAAGGGTTATAGTTATGAATAATGTTTCTACTGTTTCTGATTTTGTTAAGATTGAAATTGATGGTGATGAATTATTTGAAGAAGATAAAAATGAATTAATGGATAATGGTGATGTTGAAGAAGTAGATAGTGATGCAACAGGGGGGGTTGAAGATTGGGAATCAACTTCAGGAACATCTGCAACTTATACTCATTCTGATACTGCTTATACAGGAAGAAAAAGTATATCAATTACAGCAGGGGCTCAGGAAACAGCTTATTGGAAAACTACTGATAATATTAGTGTAGAATATCCCCAAGACCAAAGAGTTCCGGCATATAGGTTCACTTATTATCTTAAAACTGCAAGTGTTACAGCAGGAACAGGTAATGGTGCGTATATTAAGATATTATGGTATGATGCTTCTAATACATTATTAGAAACTGATACTGATTCTTCAACTGCTTTGACAGAAACAGAAGATTGGACTAAAAGAACAGTAACAAAATATGCTCCTGATACTGCTTCATATGTTGTAATTGAATGTGTTCTTGATGGGAATTCTGGGACTGCTTATTTTGATACGATGAAATTTAGAAAAGTTAATTGGGTTGATAAAACTTCAACTGCTACTATTGATTTGTTAAGGATATATCCAATAAAAGATATAATGATTTGGTATTCTAAAACGGATACTGTTAATCCTTTAGTTGGATTATTAGCAACCGACCTTTCAGCAAGAGCTTGCTTAGTTAATGTTACTGGTGGAACAACTACAGGATTAAGTTATAAAATTGATGTTTTTCAAGTTAGTAAATCGAAACAATTGAGTGAAAGATTTAAATTAATTAATCAAATTACTAATGATATTAAAGATAAAATTCAAAGGTTACATGAGCAAGGATTATTAAAAGATAATAGAGAAGATTGGTTTGTGGGGTTAAATAATTTATGAAGAAAAATATTATCATGGAAGTAGTTAATGGTAATGGTAATAAGTTTACTGTTAAAGAAATATTATCTGCACATATTAGAGATGGTAAAATATTTGAAAATTATGTTCGTTTAAAATTTGAAGAAGGTGCAGGTAAAATTGCAGTAAATAGATTTAGAAGTAAAATTGCATTATGGGGAATTAGTGTAATAATTGTTGCTTTAATAGGTGAAATAGTAGTAAGAAACTTTTTCATACCATAAGAGAATGGTCAAATTCTCTACCAAGTGAGGTTTACATATGGGAGATATAGATAGTACCGATTTTGATAATATTTGTACAACTTCAGAATTAGGTAGAAGTGTGACAAGAAAAGTAATAACTGATACTATTGATTCTACTTGGGGTTCTGTAACTACTTATAGTGAAAGTACAAGTTCAGTTATTGGTATAATTATTCCTGTTAATAATAAAGATATTATTGAATTACAAGGAAGAATTAAGAAAGGGGATGCTCGTGGTTATTTCACTCAAGAAACTACAATGAGTAATGATAATTTAATTGTTGATGGTTCAACAGAATATAGAGTTGAAAATTTAAGAACAATGAATGCAGGAAGTAATTCAGTTTTTAAAAAATGTATTTTAATCAGGTTGTAAAATGAAATTTTCAATGAAAGTAGTTGGAGATGTAAATGTTTTAAAAAATATTAATACTCAAGCTAATGTTAAAATTTCAAAGAATATAAGGAAAGCAATAAATTTGACTCGGTTGAAAGTAGAAAATTCGGCGAGAAGACTTGCTCCAAAAGACACAGGAGCATTAAAAGCAAGTATATGGTCAGAAATGGTAAATGATGAAACAGCAAAAGTTGCTGATGGAGTTTTTTATGGTCTTTTTCAAGAAGTCGGAACAGAAAAATTTTCTGCTCAACCATTTTTGAGACCTGCATTAGAAATGCATAAAAAAGATTTAGAAAAAGAATTGAAAAAAATAATTAAATAAATGACCGCAACAAACGTTCCTGAGTATCAAATGGTACTATTTTTAAGGGGTATTATAAGTAGTGATTATAATACTACAAGAAATAATGTTAGTAAAATGATTTGGAAGGATTTACCAAGAAAAGATATAACAAAAAATAGTTATCCAAGAATAAGTATAGTTGAAGTAACAGAAACAGGAGATGCTGTTGCTATTGGACAAAAAACAGCAACTGAAAATATCTACGTTTGTCAGATTGATATTTGGATTTGGGATAAACCTGATGATACTCACTTATTAACAGTAGGAGGAAACGTTGTTAGTGGAACAAGAGCAAGAGATGAAATAGCAAGAGAAGTTTTGTATAAAATGAGAAATAATTTTTATTCAGATACAAATATGTCAGGTTATTATGATTATCGAATTAGAGCAGTAAGAACATTACCTTTTGATGAAAATATTGGAATATTAAGAAAGCAAATTGAAATAGAATTTAAAGAGATGGATACATCTACATGATAAATGAAAAAGAAATAAGAGTTGTTGGAATGCAACGAAGTGGAAATCATCCTATAATAGATTGGATTATGTCAATGTGTGATGAACCAAGTTGTTATCTTAATTTTGTTAAAGAAAAAAATCCTTTTACTTCCTGTGTTCCTCAAGAAACAACATTAAAAGGAATGAGTTTTAGTGATATAGAATTAATTAATAAAAAATGTTTAGTTTATTCATTTGAAGATGAATTTTTAAGAAATCTTCCAAAGAGATATAAAGGAATAGGTAAAAGTAAAAAAATGTTTAATATACTTGTTTTAAGAGACCCATATAATTTATTTGCGAGTCGTTTAAAAAGAAGAAATAATAGAATAAAATTTGACAATGAAAAACAAAAAAGATTAATTATAAATATGTGGAAAGAACATGCTAAGGAATTTTTAAATGAATCTGGTTATTTAAACAATAAAATTTCAATTAATTTTAATAAATGGTTTTTAGATGAAAAGTATAGAAAAGAAATTGCTAAAAAGATGAAACTAAAATATAATGATGAATCATTGGATAGAGTTTCTGATGTAGGTGCAGGAAGTTCATTTGATTGCTTTGATTATGATTATAAAGCTAAAGAAATGAAAGTTTTGGAAAGATGGAAATATTATAATAATAATAATTTTTATAATAGTTTATTTGATGATAATAAATTAATTGAATTATCTGATAAAATATTCGGGGTGGTAAGGTGAAAACATTGATAGGTGTTATTCAATCTGAAGCAAATCAATATTGTCAGGAAGAATGGATTAAAAATTTACAAAGATTGAAAGGAGATTATGATATTTTAATAGTTGAAAATAGTTATGATGATAGTAATTTTGAAAAATTAAAGTCTCGTTTTAAGTATGTTTTAAAAGGACCTTATTTGAATGTTGTTAAAGAAAGAATTGTTGTAAATAGAAATATAGTTTTAGAATGGTTTAGAAATCATAATGAATATGATGATTTATTATTTATTGATACAGATATTTTTCCACCTTCAGAAGCATTAGAATTATTGAAAGATTGTAAAAAAGATATAATTGGAACAGCTTGTTGGATTGTTGGAAATGCACAAACAGTTAGAGCTGCATGGAATTTTTTTAAAGATGATGTTAAAAAAGGGAATCATTTAGATTTCGTTAATCATTTAGAAGGAAATGTTCGTAAAATTTATGAAAAAGGAAAAGTAGTTAAAATTAAAGAAATTGGCTTAGGATTTACTTTATTTAATGGTCAAATGTTAAGAAGAGAAAAAAATATAAAGTTTGGAAGTAGTGAATTTATATTAAATGAAGACTTTAATTTTATTCGTGATTTAAGGAAAAAAGGACATGATTGTTATATAAATTTAGGAATAAGTTGTTTTCATGATTTAAGAAAATTTTTACTGAATGAGGTGAAATAAATGGTAAAAGTAAAATCAAAAAAAGATTGTAAATTTGGATATAAAGGAGAAATGTTTATATTCAAATATGGGGAAGAGAGAGAGATAAATGTTCCTTTGGAAAAAATTGATATGAATAGTTTTGAAGTAATTGATAATCCAAAGGAAATTAAAGTAAAAAAGAAGAAGGAATTTAATGAGGTAAATAAAATGGAAGTAAAAAATATGCGAAGTGGAGTTGATGAAAAGTGAGTGATACGGGATTTTATTTTGGATGGGAAACTCAGTTACGCTGGTCTATTGAATCTGCCTATGGAACTGCGTCAACTACAGCAGGAGAGTATTACCAACAAACATGGATAAGAAGTTTTGGTTGGAACTTGAATGAAAATATTGAAAAAATTTATGGACCTGGTGGTTCATATAGGAGAGGACATACTAATGAAGTGAAAGGAGTAAAAACATTAACAGCAAGTATGGAATTTTGGGTAGCAGATGATTTAGCATCAACAGATGGAACAGATATGTTTTTGTTAAAGTTACCAATTGATAAGTATAATACTGAGGTAGCTGGAACTAGTCCAGGAACATGGGCAATACCAGAATCAGGAGGAACTTATCCTGGTGATAGTGTTTACGGTTCATATAGTTTGTTACCATTTTCCTTAGAATTTGGTTGGAATAAATCAGGAGATATAAGAGTAAGAACATTAACTGGTTGTTATGTCAATAGTCAAACATTTACAGCAGCAAAAAATGAGAAATGTGTTTGGACATGGGATATTGTTGGAAAAGATATAGATAATTCAACAGGTTTTTTAGGAACAGGAACTCAGTCAACTAATAAACCTTTAGATTGGAGTGGTGTTCAAATTACATGGACAGGTGAAGATGATTCAGCTACTGCTCATAGTGGTTGTACAAATGTTGAATTTACAGTTAACAATAACTTAGAAATGATTAATGATTTAACATCAACAAGTCAAAATAGAGAAGTTAGTGATTATTTAGCTCAAGGAAGAGAAATAACAGGGAGTATGACATGGTATAAGAAAACAACTGCAGGACAAAAATGGTTTGAAATTGTTGCATCTGCAACAGCTAGTAAAACAACACCTGATAATACAATTCAATTAGGAAGACTTGATATTAAAATTTCAAGTAGTACAGCAGATAGGTATATTCTTTATGAATTGTATGATATAACAATGGGAGAATTACCTGAAGACATTAATTTTGAGAAAACAACTGAAATTACAATACCTTTTAGTTCAAGGTATATAGCGATGGACATTGTAACAGATAATTACGATGGAGAACCAACAAATTTCGACCAAAGAGTATCATAAAGTTAATTTTTTTTTATTTTTTTTTATAAAATAAATAGGAGGAAAATAAAATGGAAGAAATTTTCAAGAGAGAAAATGATAAAATGATAAAATTAGTTCAACATGATGAGAAAATGTTGACGAACCAAGAAGTTTATAACTATTGGGCAAGTCTTTGTTCTCAAGAAGCGAAGTTTAATCAAGAATTAAGGAGAATACAACATCAAATAGACCAAATAAGAGAAAGAAAAGAATCAATGAAAGAAATGGCAAAAGATTGTGAAAAAAGAATACCAAAACTAAGTGAGGTTGAGGAGAATGAACAATAATGAAGAAGAAGAATTGTTTAAAGCATTATTAGATGAACCAGAATATTATGAAATAAAAGGGAAAAAAATCCCTATTTATTCGTTAGGTATATCAGTTATGAATATACTACTAAGTTCGTCTATGAAAATACCTGATAAAATAAAAGATAAAATGTTAAAAGAAGAAAAGTTAACAGTGGAGGAACAGGATACTTTAATGAGAATACAAGCAGAAGAAAGAGGAACAAAAAATAGTGCAATGATGAAATTATTTATAAAAACTTTAAAAATAACTTTTCCTAATAAAGATGATGAAGAGTTAAGGAGAATAAGTATAAAACATTGGGGTCCTTTATTAAAGGTAATAATTCCTTTAAATTTTCCTGCTTCAAGAGGTGAAAATCAAGATTTTCAGAAGGACCAACTAAAGAAGAACAATTAAGAACAATTAATAGTAATTTAATTGAATTAGCTAATAAATTTAGCTGGTCATTTGTACAAAATATGAAATGTCGGCAATATTTTGCTATAATAAAAATAATAAATAGAGAACATTTAGAACAAAAAAGAAAAGAATCAATAAGAATTGCAAAACAAACAGGTAAAACTGTTATCTTTTAAAATGGCTATGACTGACTTAGGTTCAATGCAAGTAATAATTACTGGTACAGATAGATTAAGTGGTAAACTTAAAACTGCAGGAACAAATGTTAAAGGCTTTGGTAATAAAGTAGATAGTATGGGACTCTCTTCTAAATTAGGTTTTGCTGCATTAGCATCATCAGCCATTTACGGTCTTAAAACTGCTATCAAGTGGAGTGTTGAATTTGAAAAAGAATTAGCTAATGTTTCTACGATGTTAGATGAAACAACTATGTCTTATATGGGTGAATTTGAAGAAGGATTAAAAAATATGGCTACTGCTTATGGTGAATCAACATCAACATTAGCAAAAGGTTTATATCAAATTTTATCTGCAAGTATTGATGCTTCTCAAGCTCTCGATGTCTTAGAGGTTTCATCAAAAGCAGCTACTGCTGGTTTAACTGATACGGGAACAGCTGCTGATGCAATAACAACAATAATGAATTCTTATTCCGATTCAAATTTTTCTGCTAATGACGTTAGCGATATGTTATTTGCCACAGTCAAAAAAGGTAAAACCACATTTGAGGAATTGGCAAATTCCATTGGTAAATCCGCAACATTAGCATCTCAAGCAGGAGTAAAATTTAATGAATTATCCGCTTTATTATCTACTTTAACGAGAGCAGGAATTAGTACGGAAGAAGCAACAACAGCAGTAAATGGTATTCTGAGGGGATTTTTAAAACCTACTGAAGAAGCAAAAGAAGCAGCGAAAAAATTTGGTATTGAACTAAATACGGCAACAATAAAATCATTAGGATTAGTTAATACAATGAGATTATTAACAGGAGCAAGTCAAGAACAACTTGCAGCGATGTTTCCTAATATAAGAGGATTAAAAGGTGTTGCAGGAGCATTAGGTGATTTAGAAGGATTTGCAAATGATGCTAATTTTGTTCTTGCTTCGTTTGGTTTAACAGAAGAAGCACTTGAAAAACAAACAGGAACTTTAGGATTTCAAATGGGTAAATTATGGGAAACTTTTAAAATTGGAGTAGAAGAAGAAGTTGGTCCATTAGCTGAAGGTTTAAAATATTTAGCTACAAGTTTTAATAAATTAACAGATGTTTCGGGAAAGACAGGAGAAGCTATGGGAAAAGAGTCAGAAATTATAAGTGACCTTAAAAGTGCTTCTCAAGAATATGTTGATGCTCAAAATGAAGCTGCTCCTAAATTAGAAGATTGGAGAGTAAAACAAGAAAAATTATATAATAGTTATGAGGAAACAAAAAATAAAATTGATGATTTAAAAGATTCTTTAAAGGATTATCTTGATGTTCAATCTCTTGAAGGATATGAAGATACAACGGATGAATTAAGAAAATTAAAAATAGCACAAAATGATAATGATATTGCTATGAAAGAATTAGAAATATCAGGACAAAAAGGTAGTGATACATATGTTGGGTTACAAGAAAAAAGTGCAAGTTTAGGGTTACAATTAGATTTAGAGAGAGATAAATTAGAGAAAATTAGATTACAAAATGAAAGTTTACAAGATACTGCTTCTGATATGATTGATAAAAATAAAGAACATGAAAAAAGTTATGATACTTTAACTACTGCACTTGTTGATAATATAAAACAACAAGATAATTTAGAAATATCTTTAACTAGTCAAGAAAAAGCGATGAAAGATTGGAAAAAATTTCTTGATGAACAAATTATGAAATCAGCACATGAAGCTGAAAATAAAATAAATGATTTAAGAATATCATTAGAAAATTTAAGAGCAGAAATGGCACAAGAATCTGCAAAATTAAGAACAGTAAAAGAAGAGGGAAAAAGTAGAGTGCAAAAATATGTTGAATCAGGAGCATTTTTAGGTGGTATACCTGGAGCAGGAGCGGGTTTTCGAACTGCAATGAGGACTATTACTCAAAATAATAATATTTATACACAAGAACTTGGTGAAGCTCCTGACGATGTTTTTAATTCATTAAAAAGAGCTGGAGGATGAAAAATGACTGTTGTTTTTGGTGGAGTTACAATTGATGTAATAGAGAGTATTGCTTATTCTGAAAGACCGCATAAAGTTAAACAAACTCTTGGTAAAAGATTAACTCAACATGATGTTATTGGTTCTGATTCAAAAGATTATGCTATCGATATAACAGGAAGAATATTAAGAAGTTCTGAATCTGCATTAAAAACAGCAGTATCCAGTTTAGATAATTTAAATGATGGAGAGAAACATGCTTATGCAGATACAACAGATACAACTTATGATAGTAATTATGTAATTGAAACATCATCATTAACTTGGGATAGACAATTAAATCCGTTAAATAAAAAATTTTCAATGAGATTAGTTCAATGGTAAACAAGAAAACTATTGCTTTGATAACTACAATTGTGACAATTTTAGTAGGTGGAGGTTTGGCTTGGCAATTAGACCCCATAGATTTACATACTACAAATTGTTCATATTTTAAATTGAAAGAAGGAATGAATAATGACCAATTGAATGTTTTTAATTTATTTATTAATGCGAATTATTGTGATATAGGTGATTGTAAAACAGGTTTATTAAAAGATGAATTTAGACCAATTCTTGAACAATTAGGAAAAGAAAATCCAGAATTCCATAGGAGAATTGTTTATTATTTAGAAACTTGTAAAGTTTCTGAAATGAAAAATGACGAATAAATTTCAAGTAATAATTGGAGTAATTATTATAGTTCTTGCTATTTTTGGAACTGTAACTATAAAATGGCAATTTGATAAAAATTTGATTACATTATATCGTGATGATAATGTAATTGCTAAAGAGAAATGGGTTATTCATTCCGAAAGAACATTTATTGTTAAAGATAGTTGGTATGATAGGAATGTTAAATGTCCTAAAATAATTGATATGGGAGGTCATGAAACAGCAACAAGATGTTATTATCCTGATATGTGGTTTGAACCACTTAAAAGAAGTTTAATAAAAACTAATATTAATTATATAAATTCTTCAAACGAATTTACAGTTATTAAAAAAACACCTAACTATATGTACGGAACAAGAGGTGCTTATGCTGGTTATTTAGTTGAGAAATTTATTTTTGATAAAGAAATTAATAAAGAAGAAGAATTTCCAAAAGAATATACAATTAATTGGTCTCCAAAAGATACTCGTAATTATAAACTTGAATGGAGACTTTATAATTTAGAGCATAATTATCAGGATGGAAATTATACAAAATGTGCTTATAATTTTGGTTATGTTTATATAAATCTAAAAAATAATTGCCATCAATTAGATTACGTTGAAATTAAAGATGATAAAGTAAGTTTCTGGTTTAATAATAAAAGAGGTGACCAATTTTTTGATATAGATTTTTATGACCCTTCTGCTCCTACATGGATACATAATATTTCAAATACTTCAGTTGAAAGTGGTTCTGGAACAACCACTTATCTTACAAATTTATCTGATTATGTAAGTGATGTTGATAATGATACAATTTATTTTTCTGTTCAAGATGAAAATACGAGTCAGGTTGATTGTAGTGTTATATCTATTGGTTGGATAAGTGATGATAGCAGAGTAACAGGTTTAGGAGATGTAGGTAGTTATTCAACTCCTTCAATTGCTTTTAATGTAACAGGTGATAATACTTGGACTTTGATAAGTGGTGAAAGTTATGGTGCTTTTAGTGGGTTTTATTGGAATGGAACTCAATGGGTAAATGATAGTAGCAGAGTAACAGGTTTAGGAGATGCAAGTGGTAGTCCAACTCCTTCAATTGCTTTTAATATAACAGGTGATAATACTTGGACTTTGATAAGTGGCGCAGGTAGTGGTACTTTTAGTGGGTTTTATTGGAATGGAACTCAATGGGTAAATGATAGTAGCAGAGTAACAGGTTTAGGAGATGTAAGTAGTAGTTCAACTCCTTCAATTGCTTTTAATGTAACAGGTGATAATACTTGGACTTTGATAAGTGGTAAAGATAATGGTACTTTTAGTGGGTTTTATTGGAATGGAACTCAATGGGTAAGTGATGATAGCAGAGTAACAGGTTTAGGAGATGTAGGTACTCGTTCAACTCCTTCAATTGCTTTTAATATAACAGGTGATAATACTTGGACTTTGATAAGTGGTGAACATCTTGGCGCAGGTAGTGGTACTTTTAGTGGGTTTTATTGGAATGGAACTCAATGGGTAAATGATAGTAGCAGAGTAACAGGTTTAGGAGATGTAGGTTCTGCGTCAGCTCCTTCAATTGTTTTTAATGTAACAGGTGATAATACTTGGACTTTGATAAGTGGTAAACATGCTGGTACTTTTAATGGGTTTTATTATAATAATTTTATTAGTTTAACTTTAACCCCTTACGTAAACTATTTAGGAAATGCAACTTGTACTATTGGAGTAAAGGATTCATCAGATTTATGGGGTGAAAATAGGACTTTTTATATTAATGTAACAGAAAATTCACCAATATGGATTTACAACATCTCAAACACAACAATAGCAGAAGATTCAGGAATCACAACTTATTTGACAAACTTATCTGATTATGTTACTGATGCAGAAAATGATACCATTACTTTCTCTGTTCAGGATGAGAATACAAGTGAAGTTGATTGTTTAATATTTTTAAATACTAGTAAAGTTATTGATTCTGATAATTTTGAAACGGAAAGCTTTGAGACTGGATTTGGTAATTGGGGGTCAGATACAATTGGAAATAGAACTAGCGAATGGAGTTCTGACGGTTTATGGTCAATTGGTAGAAATTCTACGTCTTCTGGATTTCTTATTCATCATGACGATGTTAATTTGTCTTATATTAATTATATTGTTTTTGATGTTAATATTTCTGGTACATTATTCCAAGAATTGAAACTTTATATTTGTGATAATGGAACATATTCAAATTGTGTCATTCCTTATACAAAATATGGCAATTATTCAAAAATAAATGATTTTTTAAATTTATCTAGTTATTCTGGCATTAAACGAATTGCTTTTGCTGGAACACAAGATGTTGGCCAACCCCTTATTTATATGTATATTGATTATATAAGATTATCTACAAATGTTTCTTATGATACTTCTTTAAACATTACCCCAGCATCAAACTACTTCGGTAATGCAAGTTGCACTATCGGAATTTATGATGGGTTTGAATATGGTGAAAATAGAACATTTGGAATTGAAGTAACTAATGTTGATGATGCACCACAGTTTGATTTTAATCTTACAAATCAATCAACAAACACTTCTGTTGATTACTTCACTTATGATATTAATTGCAGCAATGTTTACGGTGAGACAGATACGATTGTTTATTCAACAAATGTTAGTTGGGTTAATATCAGCAACACAACTGGCTTAATCAACTTCACTCCAACTGAAGACCATGCAGGAACAACTTTGGTTGAGGTAATGTGTAAGGATGCCAACTCTCCTAACTCTACTCAAACATTTTACATGGAAGTTAACGACACAACAAATCCAAGATATGTAACTTCAGATATTGAAAACTCAACTCGTGACTTCTGCGAAATTATTCAAGTGAATGCAACTTGTGAAGATTACGCATTTACAAATGCTTCATCAATTTATTATAGTGATAATCATACTGGTTCTTGGGTAAACTATACTGCACTTTACTTCAGTAATGATAGTATAAATTACACATTTTATTATGATATTAAAGCAA